CCGGAGACATCATTGGAGGAGCCATTGGAGAAACCATTGGCGCAGCTCCCATCTTTGCGTCCAGTATCTTGCTGGCTAACTTGGCAACAGTCTTTTTATCTACTGGACCCTTGCGCTTGATTGGGAACCCTGACATTCCATCTTTAGCCATGCCACCAGCTTTAAGACCGGCGTGGGCTTTGGAAGCGGGTTTAGCAGCATGTTTAGCCAAATTTTTCATGGCTGAGTCTTTCATCATCTTACCATCAGGCATCTTGTGCATACCACCCTTAGCCATCATTTTTGCTTTCATCATTATAGAGTCCGTCCTTTAGTTTTGCTACGTTTAGCTGCACCATCTGCTCGTTTAGCTTCACTTAAAGAGATAGCGATAGCTTGCTTCGGATTGGTCACCTTCTGTCCTGATGAGGACTTGAGTGACCCCTTTTTAAACTCCCTCATTACTATGGCTATCTTAGCCTTTTTCATTATTGCAAACCTGTTGGAGATGATCCTCCGCCCTTACCGCCCACTGGCGGGGTGCTTGGCTGACCAGTTGCAGGTAGTTGTGACTGACCCCTTAGAAGGTTATTTATAAACGCCACTTGCGATCCTTGTTGACCATACTGACCTTGACCCCTTAGTTGATCAAGTTGACGGTCATATCCGCCTCTGTTCTGATTCATAAAACCACGCTGCTGACCAAACCTACCATACTGCGGCTGTTGCTGCGGCTGTTGAAACTGCTGCGGCTGATTGCCCGGAGCGTTTAAACTCTGATCTGCGTATACCGGACCCTGAGCAGGCTGTGCAACTGTCTGACGGAATTGTTGCGGCGGCTGGAAGCGATTAAACATCTGCTGCTGCGGCGTATTGTTCTGTCCATAGGTTTGCATGAACGGATTGTATTGAGGCTGCTGAGGGGCTGTAGGAGCCACTGGCGACACTGACGGCGTTACTGGAGAAACTGATGGCGCTCCTCCTGCGGTTGCAGGTCCGCCCTTACCGCCTTGTGGCGTAGAGGACGGAGTAGCTGTCGGGGTAACCACTGGTGCAATCGGTGCAGATACCGGTGGCGCTACTACTGGAGCTGGGGATGACCCCACTCCTGTTGGCGCTGATGCTCCTGCTCCCATTATACGATTCTCCCTCTGGTCTTGCCTTTAGTGGCAATGCCGTCAGCTCTCTTGGAAACTGACCCGCCTTTCCTGTATCCAGCTTCTTTCATCATTTCTTTATTAGGCTCGTCCATCTCTGTAGCTGACAATGCCTTATCAAACGGCTTGGTCATCTTCTTCTGGAGATCTGGACCCAGCATAGCGCCGTATCCCATATTAGCTAAAGCACCCATTAGACAAACCTCCCTCTTGTTCTGCCCTTTGATTCTATCCCGCCACCCCGTACACCCTTAACTGATCCGCCTTTCTTCATGCCGACCGGTGGAGCTACGCTCAAGAACCCCGGCTTTTGAGCCGGTGTTGAATTGTCAGGCGCATTAATAGAAAGCAATGGAGACGGATTAGGAGTGCCGCCATTTACAGATCCACCCATATCATATCTCTTAGCCTTCATTAGATCATCCTGCCTTTGGTTTTACCTTTAGTGGCTATTCCATCAGCCCTTTTAGAGGCTGATGATTTGACTGGTCCACCTTTTCTATACCCAGATTCGTTCATCCTTAGCATTTTTGCTAGGACTGGACCCGGACCGGGATCTTCTTCCCCCAGCTTCACCATCTTAGCCAGCACCGGACCCCTTCCCGGCGAATTTGCTGCATACTCTACCGCCCTTGCAAGCACTGGACCTCTTCCGGTATCGCTGGATTGCTCCATTATATGATCCGTCCTTTGGTTTTACCTTTAGTTGCAATGCCATCTGCTCTCTTGGACGCAGAGATCATCCCGCCCTTAGCTCTACGAATAGGCTGACTGCGTGGAGGACCAACAGGAGTCATGCCAGCAGGAGGGGTAGCCCGTGTAGCCTTCTCGTACCCAAGGTTAGTATCCCTATCCATTGCGTATTCATCACGGATACGCTTCATCTCTGCGCGTTCTGCTTCTGATGGAGTCGATTTATTCAATCCTGCGGTATATGCGGCTTGGTCTGCCATGTTTATGCCTTATCTTGTTTAAGGTCTAACTTGTCGAAGATCTTTTCTAGCATCACTTCAACTTTATCAAACCTAGATTGGATGTCATCCTTCCTCGCATAATGCGAAGGAAGTGTTATCTCAATATTCTTAATGTCTGCCTTCATTCTTTCTACCGCATCCCAGAGCTGTCTTGAGAGCCATCCAACTATTGTCAGAATAACCCCGACCCCTAGGTTAATTAGGGTTTGCGATTCCATGCTTTACCCGTAAATAACGATTACTGATGCCGCAGTTCCAGTGTCAACATATACACCATCCTGAGCCAAGATTCCTTCTCCGGGAATAAGCAAGAAGAATGCGCCTTGATTTGCTGCGGCTGGAGTAGGAAGAAGAATAACTGAAGGATCGGAATTGCTTGTGCCATTATAAAAAGAAATGGTCCCAGCGGTAGCTCCAGAAGTTCCGTAAATAGCCTTTATGCGAATCCGTCCAAGGCTCTCTTGCGCTTGGTTCTCTAGTTGCCCATCTCCCGTCAAAGGAAACGAGGCTAATACATCATATTGCATACCCATGATCAATCTCCTGTAGGGTGAGACTATGCCGGTTTAGATGCCTCAAGTCTGCTAATCTTTGCTATTAACTCAGCATTTTCTTTAGCAAGTTTGGCGGCGTGTCCCATTGCATAGTCTCTTTGGGCTTCCAGAAGCGCCACAATCGTAGCGACTTCTGGATCTTCATGAGTCAACATTAGACAGTAACGGCTTGCCAGTTGCCAGAAGCATCAGATACAAACAATAGTCCATCGGTAGAATCAATACCTAACGAACCTTTGCCTACACCAGAAGCAGCACCATCAACAAAATTACCTACCTTGATGACAACAGGAGCAGCGGCAGCATCATTAGCTAGGCGAATCTCAGCCGTTTTGTAGGCTATAACTCCAGAAGGACCACCAGCATCAGCAACGGGGTCTTGCATCTTCAAGTCCAGACCGTATGTAAAGCCAGAACCTGCTGTGGTTTGAGCCATTGCAACACCAAACGCTGCGCGGCAAGTTGTCACACCGGAGTCACCCTGCATAAATGCCATAACAGCGGCATCACCAGATAAAGTGTTGGTATTAATAATGCCCATTACACCGGACATCAAACCGTTATTAGCGTATGAACCAATAACCGCAAAATTACCAGCTACACCGGTAATATGGTTAAAAGTTGTTGTAGGGGTTGTAGCAAACGGCGCACCAGTTTGAGTGCGCCCAAACACACCATATGCTTCACCCGGAAGTAGATAGCTGCTAGAACCAAAACCTGTGGTTGGCTCGATGCGTGTATAAAAACCATACGCTCCAGAGCCGGTATTTATTTCAACTATTGAACCAGAGTTAACAGTAACCGGAGTTAAAGGTCCTTGTGAGCTTGCGTCTCCGCCTTGATATCCAGCCCGCACTGGTCCCGAAAAAGTAGTTTTTGCCATGATATATTTCCTTTGTGTTATAGCACATGCCCATACAGTCTCTATAATGTCTGCCAAGCCAGTCTGTATGAGTCGAGGTTCTTGGTTATTATCTTTTTATCACCTTATATAAACAGTGTCAAGGGACAAAAGAAAGGGGGACCGAAGTCCCCCAAACTAGCACAAATACTACTTATGCCTGACCTTCGGAACCAAACATTCCGAGAGGATCTGACCAGCCAAAGCTATAACGCTCACGGCTCTTGTAGCGGACGTTGCCCGTATCAAAGTCTCCGTCCATCGACTGAGCTAATGGTGAGCGCACAAAGTGCTTCAGACCGTTAGGTACGTCTGTGGTCAGGAACCATGCATCGGTGTCGGTCAAGAAGTGATTGACACAATATCCACCGGGGATCGAACCGTTGTTCTTCAATGCATTGATGTCGTTGTCAGCAGTTCCAGTACGCAGTTCTGTTTCCAGAATACGGGTTGCAACGAACATCAGTGAAGGAGGAACAACCAACTTGCGAGGTTTAGCAGCGATCAGCAAACCACGTTCGTCAGTCCAAGCAGCGATCTGAATAACAGCCGCTTCCAAGGACGTTTCGTTCAAGTCAGCAGGGGTAGATGGAATATTGCTGTTTGTGCCGCCACCGGTTAATGGGTGTGCGTTACTGAACAATGCAACATTGTCACCACCGGGGTAAGAGCCTGAAAATCCGTTGTTCAGGATGTTCGCGCCCTTAACTTGCTTGGTGTATGCCATAGCACGAGCCAAAGCCTTGGTGTAACGAGCTGAGAGAGAATCGTACAAGTTATCTTCGATTGCTTCTTCAGTCAGCGAGAAACCAAGAGCGATAGTTTCGTGTTGATAGCGTGAGGTCCAAGCTTCTTGAGCATTGTCGTAAGCGATGGCAGAGCCTTCGTTCTTGACAGGTGCTGCTGAGAAGCCAGCCAGTTTTGTTTCTTCTTCGAAGGAACGCTCAGAGGTTTCTGTTTCGAAAATCTCTTTGTGTTCTTCGCCGTAACGAGCGTACTCCAAACCAAATAAGGCATTCAGCCCCGGAAGTAACTCTTTTAGCAGTTGTGCGCGTGATATAGCAGCCATTTAAGTAACTCCTTTTAGGCGTAAGCCAAACCTGTTGCATTGTTATACTGATGAATACCGAAGTTAATCTTAACAATTACTTCAGCGTAGTTGCCAGCCGAAGGAGCTGTTTCAGGGATAACATCGATAACCCGTACTGGGAACGTGCTGGTAGCTGCTGGTGAGCTGCTTAGAACGGAAAAGCTGCTGTTTCCGGTAGCTGTGTTACCAGCGGTTGCCAGAATTGACATGTTCGTGCCAATTGCATTTTGCGTAACGGTAGCCATTACAACTCCGCTTGAGCAAACTGCGACTTGGAACAAAAGGTCAGGATCATCTGAAACGGTAGCAAGGATATAAGTGTTCGGCTGAACCGAAACCGATGCTGGGTAGTATTGTGACTGAACCGGCTGTTTCGTTACTGCGCTGACGTAGGTGCAACCAAGAAACACACCAACAGGGGTGTTAGCGGTCGTTCCGTTATCCAGCTCAATATATCCACCAACAACATTCTTTACAAAATCACCGTAAAAAATATTGGTAGCGTATGTTGGTTCAATTTGCCTCTGACGAGTGGCTCCAGCATATACTTGTCCACCGATCAGGTTTATGGGTCGCAGCCCATAAGGTCCATTTATAGTAGGGTAAGCCATTTAAATACTCCTTTAATTTCCCCTGCCTCTGCTTGTGGACGACTTGCGTTCACTGAAAAGAGGCATACGAGGATCATTTTCTCTCATTAGATTAGAGTCTACAGCGGCTGTCTGGGCATCTGTGATCTTGCGGTAATGAGCATTCCGCTGGTTCACAAAGTCCGTAGGCATACTGCAAAGTACTAATCCGCCTGTTTCGACGAGTCCTGTAGTCCTACCCGAATACTGCAATTCCGGGTGATCTTCTCTTTTAATAGGAATCCAGCCCTCTTCTTGTTTCGACATCATGTTCCGGTCATCTACTTGTCCCTGCATCATCTTTCTGATCCAGCGATAAGAAGTGCCTTCTACTTGTCTTGGTACTGGAAGTAAAGACGGAGGTGTCCAAGCCGTTTTACGTTCCATTGTTGTGCGTGTTACTACATCCCGTGGGGTTCTATCGGACATTGTTAAGCTCCTTGGCAGCATAAGCCGCATAAGTTTCTAGT